AGATTTTCTGCTCGGTTCAGGTATTACATTGATTTTGCGAAAGCATATCAAGGTAGTTACACTGAAGCCGCCAGATTATCAAGAATCTTGTTTGGTGCTGACCTTTCTGCATATACGCTTTATCAGCTAATGCCTTGGTCCTGGGCGATCGACTGGATCACAAATATAGGCGTTAACTTAAACAACGCCCGTGATCAAGAAGATCACCTAGTCGCTGATTATGCCTATATCAATGGAAAGTATACCAAAGATACAGTGTACACACTCGAAATCTCCTTTGCGGGAGATACGGTGCCTGTACGCGAATTTAGGTTTTCTGTAAGGGAAACCCATTTTCGCCGCATAAAAGCGAGCCCTTTCGGTTTTGGTCTGACGTTCGGGGGTTTCAACCCTAAACAACTGTCCATTCTAGGGGCACTTGGTCTAACCAAGTTGTCCTAGCTACTAAGAATCATTCTTAGTGGCCGTTTCTATTGTTAGGAGTTCGTGCCATGCTGGCCGATCCTCAGTCCGTCACTATCAACTCGGTAGCTCAATCGCTACCGGCTGTCGCTCGTGGCGTCAATACTTCTTCGTATCAGAAGGACGATGGGCTGGTTAGCCTTACCGTCTCTCATATTTACGGGAAGAGAACTCGTCGGACGGTACGCCTCAATCATTCCAAGATTGCGGCGGACCCTCTGATTAGTTCGCAGAACATCAAATACTCGATGTCTGCTTACCTCGTCATGGATGTTCCCATTACTGGGTACACCGTTGCCGAGGCGAAGCAAATCGTGGATGGGCTTACCGCCTATCTCACGGCTTCTTCGAGCGCCAAGGTGACTTCGGTCCTTGGTGGCGAGTCGTAGCTTAGAGCTATGTCTCGCGACTGGACCTTCATAACCGTCGGTATCATACTTTGTATGATTTCTGCCTTACTGTTCTTCGTGATCAGTTGGGCAGTCGTCGGTTACGGACAGAGGCCTGGTATCATGGCAGGGATTGCTGAGCCCTCTTTTTCACAAGAGAGTCCGCATGAAACGCCTGATACGACTTCTGACGGGGATACTGCAAGATAGCAGTATCTGGTGTAGCACTAGCACCACTCGTGATCTTGAAACAATCACGAGAAGGATCAAGCATGAAGGGTC